TGGACTTACTGTAGCACTTGATGGTTGATAAATAATAAAGAATATCCACTCAGTTGAATGGCTAAAAAAGGCAAGTGTAAAGCAGGATATTTTTACTGCTACACCGATAAGGTATGTAAGCCCATTTCCAAGGGAATGAGAGTGACTGCAAGATTTTCTGGTAGTGGAAAAGAACCAGAGGAAGTTGGTATTGATAAGTCTCTTAATGGTAATGGTAATGGAAACGGTGGTAATGGAAATGGCGGTAATGGCGGAGGGATGAGTGAGTCGAAAAGTGGTGATAGTTCTCTGCGTGACTGGTTTAGCAAGAGTAAGTCTTCTGATGGCAAGCCTGGGTGGGTTCAACTCGGTGGCAAATATGCAGGAAAACCCTGTGCAAGACAACCAGGTCAAACAACAAAACCAAAGTGCGGTTCTAGCAAAATGAAGCGCAATCTCTCTAAAGATGAAGAGGAAAGAGCATTCCGTCGTAAGAATGCAAAAGATCCAAATCCAGATAGAAAAGGGAAGGCAATCAACGTGAAGACCGAAGAAACTATTCTGGAAAAAGAAATGCGCGATAAGAAGGGTAACGATAAATTTGATCGTTATAAGCGTATGGTTAGACATAAGCAAGATAAGTATGGGGTTTCCACACTCAAGCAACGTGTTATGCATGGTGGAGTTGATCACAACATCGACAATGAAAGAAAGGCAAAAGGTATGAAAGAAGAATTTGCAACTTTACCTCTCCAACTTGAAATCCCAACTGATATTAGAGACTTTAATCTTGGATTGATGTTCCGCGAAAGTTTAGATATTAATAGTGGAATGCTGTTCATCTTTGATGAAATTGCTAAACAGTCATTCCATATGACTGAAACGAAAATTCCTTTAGATATTGCATTTATCAGAGCAGATGGAATTATTGAGAGTATCAAGCAGTTAGAACCAAATGAAGAAACTCCAGTTTCTTCTGACGGAGAAATTATTTGTGCAATTGAAGTAAATCGTGGATGGTTTGCGGAGAATAATGTAGAAGTGGGTGATGAGATTGACATCGACCTCGAAGAGGGTAAGGGTGAAAAAGACGCTTGCTACCATAAAGTCAAGTCTCGTTACTCCGTATGGCCTTCTGCATATGCATCTGGTGCATTAGTCAAGTGCCGTAAAGTAGGTGCTAAGAACTGGGGTAATAAGACCAAAAAGGAAGAGTTCTCAAACTGGAGATCTGAATACAAACCAACAGAGTATGAGTTTACCGATCTCATAACACCAGATCCACTCAAACCAACAGAGGGTCTTGGATCTAAGTTGCTTGGAGAAGCAGGCAAGAAGTGTTGGAAGGGTTATGAGAAGAAAGGTACACAGAAACTCTTCGGAAAA